GGAGATAAAGGAGATCTGAACAACGAAGAGAAGTTGTAGAAATGCAAAGAGAAAAAATTCAGGTAATGAATGACTATCAAGCTGATGTAGATGGGGTTAAGGTTGGATTGGGTACATTAATGGAAGCAGAAGAAAATATTAGAGGATTTCATTTAACTATGATGGATTACCCACCTAAAGCATATACAAAAGGAAATCCAAATTCAATAGCTGGTGCTTCTCTTGATGTAAATATGGGTGGAACTATTGTTAATGGTGAAGTTTTAAGAGGATGTTTGGGTGTAGAAAGTACAACTGAATTTAAGCAAAAGTTTGAATTAGTAGAAGAAGAAGCTCTAACATATGATAGTAATGAAAAGGATAAAGATGGAAACCCTACTGGTAATGTAACAGGTAAAAAGGTATTTACATATGTTGTTGATGGTAGTGGGGGTAAAAAAGAGTTAGGATATAAAACTTATAGAAGTAAAGAAGGTGCTGTAGGAAAGACAAGTAACACAATGACTTATTCAACTGAAATGCAGAGTTGTTTCAAATCTAAATCATAAATCTACAAGTATTTAATACTTATAGTAGTATAAAACATTGAAAGAGACTGAATGAAAACTCAACTATTGTGTACTTTTACAACTAAGGAGAAATTACAAGACCAGCTTCAACAGATTAGAGAAACATATCATATAGTTTACAACTACATATATGTTCTACAGAATAAATCTGATTTGGATGAATTGTTTGTAACCTATAATATAGATACGGCATATAAGCCAGAGAAACCATTGACCGATACAATATTGGTACATAGAAAAAAACAATCTAATACATTGTACACAATTAACGCATTAAACGAACTAATCAAAGAAGAGAATGGTGGAACTTTAGATAAAAGTTTTACTGTTGATTGGGATAAGTTTAAAAACTCCATCATAGTAACTAATGTTGATGGAACAAAGAAGATAAACACAAGAGTTTTTGATATTATAAAATTTTCTTAAAATAATTCAAATTTTCCTTGGATATATGAAATCTTTTTCGTATATTTGTGTTAACAAATTAAATAAGTTATATGAAACAACAATCAGCGCAGCAATTCTGCGAAGAAAAATATCCCCAAACCACAAAAGAATTTAAAAAGATATTAGATGAGATGTATGTTACCTTTTGTAAAAAACAAAGGAATTACGGACCAGGTAATATATCAGTAGGTTCAAACTTAGAAACCGAAGATGATAAAAAAATAGCACTAACTGGGTTGTGGTTTAGAAAAAATGATAAAATCCAAAGATTATTACAATTAGTAGTAAAAGGACAACCCGATGAAGTTGGAGAGAATATTCAAGATACATATGAAGATTTAAGTGTGTATGGAATCATATCACAAATAGTTCGGAGAGGAAAGTGGGCAAAGTAATTAGTTTAAATATAAGTGAGGATAAGATAACTACCTCTGATTTTGATAATACTAAATTCAGAAAACATAGGTTAGTTATGCATGTGGCTGAAACTGATGTGATGAAAGAGTTCGCAAAAGTTGTTACCCAAAATGGTGGAGATATCTTAGAGATAGGATTTGGAATGGGTATTTCAGCTACAGAAATTCAAACTTATAATATTAAATCCCATACAATTATAGAAAAACATCCCGAAATATACGAAAAAGCTTGTGAATGGGCTAAAGATAAACCAAATGTTACAATACTACATGGTGATTGGTATCATATCTTACCTGTAATTGGTAAAACATTTGATGGTATATTTCACGATACTCATAGGGATGTTAACAAAGAAATATTTCCAAAACAAAGTATTAAATTAGCAAACGAAAATTGTATTATGACTATGTTTAATTATGGTACTAAAATAAAATTCCCAAATACAGATGTGGTTAAAGTAAAACTTAAAGGTGAAGCAAAAGATTACTTTGATAGAGAATACTTTAACATAATTTACAGTCATATGGTGAATGGAAAATGGACCGGAAAAAATAGCAAAAAAAATGTAATTTAACCCTAAAAAGTATGCCGTTTTTGGTGGAACGTTATACTTATATATGTAAACACCGCGTGTAGGATAGACACGTAAATAAAACCATTAAATTAATAAATTTTTAAACTTAAAAGGAGTAATTATGGCAATTAACATTGACGCAATCAGAGGTAGACTGAACAAACTACAAAACACACAAAAGAAGAGTGATTCATTATGGAAACCTACACCAGGTAAAACGCAAGTAAGAATCGTTCCTTACAAATTCGATAAGGATAATCCATTCATCGAATTGTATTTTCACTACAACATTAATAACAAAACTTATTTATCACCACAATCATTTGGTAGACCAGACCCTATTGTAGAGTTTGCGGATAAACTAAAAAGAATGGGTGATAAGGAAGATTGGAAAGCTGCTAAACAAATGGAGCCGAAGTTAAGAACTTTCGTACCTGTTTTGGTTAGAGGGCAAGAAGGTGAAGGAGTGAAATTTTGGGGATTTGGTAAAACTGTATATCAGGAAATTTTAGGATATATAGCAGACCCAGATTATGGTGATATCACCGACCCAACCAGTGGTAGAGATATTACAATTGAATATCAATCCGCTGAAGAAGCAGGTACTTCGTATCCTGTAACAACTATCAGAGTTAAACCAAAGCAAACACCTTTGACTGAAAATGCTGATAACGTTCAAAAGTTCTTGGAATCACAAACTGAAATTACAGATTTATATTCTGAATTATCTTATGATGAATTAAAATCAGTATTAGAAGGTTGGTTAAATCCAGGCGCAGCAAATGAAAATGCTAGTGAACCTTCAGTATCAGCAGAAACTCTTTCAACTAAGAAAGAAGCTGCACCAGTAAAAGATGATTTACCATTCGATGTAGATGAGAAAAAACCTGCACCATCAAAGAAAACTGATGATGTAGCAGCTGCATTCGATGATTTGTTTAACGGATAAACCCCAATAAATGGCGAAAAAAGAATTAGATTTAGCGGACATCCTAGCGGGTGAGCTTAACAAACAAGCGAAAAATAACAAAGTGGCATTCTTCTTAGATGAGGACGAAGCACCTACAAATGTGCAAGGTTGGGTATCTACAGGATGTGCTATGTTAGATGTAGCAATTTCCAATCGCCCTTATGGTGGTTTTCCTGTTGGTAGAATCGCAGAAATTACTGGTTTAGAACAATCGGGTAAATCATTAGTATCGGCTCACCTACTTGCTGAAACACAAAAGCAAGGTGGTGTAGCTGTTCTTATTGATACAGAAACGGCAGTGAGTAGAGAATTTTTAGAAGCAATCGGTGTTGATGTTTCCAAACTTCTTTATGTATCAGCTGATTCGGTTGAACAAATCTTTGATTTCACAGAAACTATCATTGAGAAAGTTAGAGAAACTTCCAAAGATAAATTAGTTACTATCGTAGTAGATTCGGTAGCAGCAGCATCAACAACTAATGAGTTGGCAGCTGATTACAAAAAAGATGGATATGCTACAGATAAGGCAATTATTATATCTAAGGCAATGAGAAAGATTACCAATATGATTGGTAGACAGAAAATCTCATTGGTATTCACTAATCAACTTAGACAAAAGATGAACGCTATGTTCGGAGACCCTTGGACTACTTCAGGTGGAAAAGCTATTGCTTTCCATGCTTCAGTAAGATTAAGGTTAAAGAATATGGGGCAAATCAAAATGAAGGTAAATGGTAAGGATAAGACGGTTGGAATGAAAGTTCGTTGTCAAGTAGTAAAAAACAGAATGGGACCACCTCTAAGGGCGGCTGATTTTGAAATCTACTTTGATAGAGGAATAGATAACTACGGTTCGTGGTTAGGAGTAATGAAAGAAAATAAACTATTAAAACAGGCTGGAGCTTGGTACACTTACATTGATACTGAAACTGGGGAGGAATTAAAATTCCAATCAAAAGATTTCATAGAATTAATGGATAATAGAGAAGATGTTAGAGAACAAATCTATAAAAAGATATGTGAATCAACAATTCTACAATATAAATCAGATACCCTTGATGTTGAAGCAATGGAAAGGAATTCTGAAGGTGCCGAAGAAGAAGCATAAAATTAAGTTATGGAAAAAACACTATTTGAAATGTTAATGAAGGGAGCTGAAGCTGATAAAGCTAAAGCGCTCCTTTCATTGGAATTATTAGGAAATAAAGCAGTTGGTATTGGAGACCATTCTACAGAAGATTTCTACAAAAATGCAGATGAAGCTCTCATTATGCTGGTAGATGCGGATGATAGAATCGCAACTTTAAACAAATACTTTAATTCCTCAACTGGTGATGTTATAAACGGATAAATGAAACAATTATACAAAAACATATGGAACTCGGTTGAAAAAGAACACAACCAAAATATCGATAAAAAACTCAATGATAGAGTATTAATTATAGATGGTTTAAATACATTTATCAGATGCTGGTCATCCATTCCTACAATGAATGATGATGGTGAGCATGTTGGTGGAGTTACTGGTGTTCTAAAATCAATAGGTTACGCAATTAGAAATGTACAACCGACTCGTGTTGTTGTTGTATTTGATGGACAAGGTGGTTCACTTTCCCGAAAAAAGAAATTTAGTGGATATAAAGCTCAAAGAGATAAGAATAAACTTAGAGTAAATCGCCAATATAAAGATTTGATGAACGACGAAGATGAGCGTGAATCAATGAAAAGGCAATTTGTTTGGTTAAATGAAATGTTAGATGCATTACCTTTAACTACAATGATTTACGATGGAGTTGAAGCTGATGATATTATGGCTTATATATCTACAAAACTTTTAAAGGAAGGTGAACAATCCGTTATAATGTCAACTGATAAAGATTTCTTACAATTAGTAGATGATGATACAATCGTATGGTCACCAACTAAGAAGAAGATTTATAATACGAAAATGGTAAAAGAAGAATTTGGTATCGAATCAAAGAACCTTTTACTTTACAGAGTTTTGGATGGTGATAAATCAGATAATATACCAGGTGTTTACGGATGTGGTATTAAAACAGTAGTTAAACGATTTCCTGAAATTACGGAAGATGTTAAATTAACTGTAGATGATTTATTAAAATTATCAGAACAAAAAAATGAAGAGAAAAAGGGTAAGATAAAAATCTATAAAGATATAGTTGAAGCTAAAGACCAAATACTATTAAACAGAGAACTAATGCAATTAGATGATGTTGATATAAGTGGTAATATTAAAATGAACGTATTGGATAGATTTAACGAACCTATTTCTCCGATTTCAAAATTAGGATTTATGAAAATCTTAAATAAATACAAAGTAATAGGCAACTTTGGAAATATAAACGATTGGTTGCGTGATACTTTTTCAAATATAATTACGAAATAATTTGGATAATTCAAATATTTTTCGTATATTTGTTACAAATATTAAATTAATAAAAGATAAAAAATGGAAAAATTAAAACTGGATGGTTTTATTAATCGATATAATCTCGGTGGTGAGGTAGAATCGGTAATGTTAAACTCAACTGATGCGAATGTATCGGTAAAAATGATATCAGATGACAAAACTTTATTAGGTGATGTTACTGTTACAGAAAAAGAATTCCCAACTGGAGATTTTGGTATTTATACTACATCTCAATTAAAGGGGTTGTTAAGTGTATTAGATTCTTCAATCAAAGTAGAAGAAACTACAGGCGCTCTTAAATTTAGTGATAAGGGAACTAAGGTTCAGTATATGTTAGCTGCACCATCAGTAATCCCAGCGGTACCTGATTTAAAAGCATTACCACCATTTGATTCCGATTTAACATTGGATGATGAATTTGTTACTAAGTTTATCAAATCAAAAGGTGCATTAGCTGATGCTGATACATTTACATTCACTTGTAAAGATAACAAAGGAGAAATCATCTTAGGATACTCTTCAATCAATTCTAATAGAATTAGTATTAACGTTAATTGTACTTGTGAAGGTGATATCGAACCGATTGCATTTTCAGCAAAATATCTTAAAGCTATTTTAATCGCTAATAAGGGTTCTAATAAATCATCATTAAAGATTTCTTCAAAGGGATTAGCACATCTTTCTTTTGAAGATGGAGATTATGTTTCTAATTATTATTTAGTAGAGATTAAATAATGAGTTTTTGGGATACCGAACCAGCTAAACCTGAATTTATATTTGAGGATGAGAAACAAAAGCTCATTGATAATATGGATTATCTTATGGAAATGAGTGTTGAAGAACAGACATTATATAAGAAATGGGTTGAGCTGCAGGAGGATTCTATGTTAAGAGATAAATCTACCATAGCATCTTATTATGATTGGCAGTGGAAACCAACTGATATCAATAACAAAGAACTAACTATTAAAGAAATTGAAGAGTTAGAACCTTGTATTGAGATTGTAGATGATAAAGAGAGTGCCACAAAGTGGACTCACCTTCGTAGAATGATTCATACAATGAGTTGGACAGCTAATCCTGGTAGGAATGTTAAAATCTTTATTAAAGATAAAAAAAGTGGTAAAGGTTTAGGTTTAGTATCACTTGCATCTGATGTTACATCAATGGGTGTAAGAGATAAATACATAGGTTGGAATAAAGAGAATAAGTTTAAAGAAGGTAAACTTAATTATACAACTATGGCATCTACTATAGTATGTACTCAGCCATTGGGATATAATTTCTTAGGAGGTAAACTTACAGCTATGATGTGTACATTACCAGAAGTTAGAGAATTTTGGAAAAAGAAATATGGACAAACTTTAATCGCTGTTGGTACAACTTCTCTTTACGGAATACATTCCCAATATAATGGAATCCCACATTACAAAACATTAGGTGAATCGGCTGGTAAGATTTCCTTAAAACCAGATGATGAGTTTTATGACCCTTGGCATCAATGGATAAAAGAGAATAGAGCAGAGTGGTATCAGAAAGCTATTACTAATGAAAGAATTCGTAATGGTAAAAATATGGGAGCTGGTAAAGGTGCTAGTGGACCTGTAAGTGGTATCAAACAAAAGATACTAACTCAGATTTTTAAAGAGTGTGGTATCAAAGCTACAAGTTATCATCATGGTTTTAAGAGAGGAGTATATCTTGCTATGATGTATGAAAACGGACCTGAGTTCCTTCGTTCTGAAATCGAAGAGAAAGATTTGAAGATGAAAAAGAAGTTTACTGAAGGTATTGATTACATCAATAATTGGTGGAAAAGACAAGCAATTAAGAGATATTCTAAATTGCATGATAATAACAAACTTAAACCAGAACATCTGTTTTACATAGATGCAATTGGTATGAGTTGGGATAAAATGAAAGAAAATTATTTAAAAGAAGTAGGTAGGTAATGAACGAAAAAGAATTTGTACAATGGTTACGAGGGTTCTTAGAAGGAATCCATCATTATAACATAACGCCAGCTCAATTGGATTTATTGAAAGATAAACTATCAGAAGTAAAAGTTAAGAAATCACTTTACGAATATAGTATATCTTCCATATCTGATTACTGGACTAGAAATACAACAATAGATTAATATGGCATTTTTTGAAGAAACTGAAGAATCAGTAGATAATTCATTATGGGTTGAAAAATATAGACCTGTAAAGCTTGATGATTATGTGGGTAATGCACACCTAAAAGAAAAGATTGCACAATATATAGAAACTGGTGATGTACCTCATTTACTATTATTTGGTAGAGCTGGTACGGGTAAAACTACATTAGCTAAATTGGTTGTAAAATCAATAGAATGTGATTATATGATTATAAACGCATCTGATGAAAACAATGTAGATACAGTTCGTAATAAAGTAAAAAACTTTGCATCATCGCAAGGTTTTAAAAAGTATAAGATAGTAATACTTGATGAGTTTGATTATATGACACCAAACGCACAAGCAATACTTAGGAATTTAATGGAAACATTTTCTAAACATTGTAGGTTTATATTAACTTGTAATTATGTTGAAAAGATTATTGAACCTATTCAAAGTAGATGTCAAACATTCCAAATTATTCCTCCAACTAAAAAGGATGTAGCTGTACAAATGGATAAAATCTTAAAAACCGAAGATGTAAATTATAAGGTTGAAGATTTAGTACCTATTATAGATTCAGCATATCCTGATATTAGAAAGGTAATAAATACCTGTCAACTTAATTCATTTAAAGGTGAATTAAAAGTATCTAAAAATGATTTAATGGATTCTGATTTTAAAACTAAAGTTGTAGAAATCCTAAAATCTTCAGATGATACCAGAAACAAATATACCAAAATAAGAAAAACTATAGCAGATTCAAAAGTACAGGACTTTACAGAAATGTATTCACTTCTTTATGATAAAGTAGATGAATTTGCAAATGGGAGTGTAAGTGGAGTTATTTTAGTATTAGCAGAAGGTCAACATAGAGATGCGTTGGCTGTTGATAAAGAAATTCCATTTATGGCAACAATATTAAATATATTATCAAACATTAAATAAATTATGGCAAAACAATTGAAATTTGATGTATCCGCAAGAGAATCCCTAAAAAGTGGATTAGATACATTAGCAAACGCAGTTAAGGTTACATTAGGACCAAAGGGTAGAAACGTTCTACTACAAAAACAACATGGTTCACCACATATTACCAAAGATGGTGTATCAGTTGCTAGAGAAATCGAATTAGAAGATGTATTCGAAAATATGGGAGCTCAGTTAGTTAAAGAAGTTGCATCCAAAACTGCTGATGAAGCAGGTGATGGTACAACTACAGCTACAGTTCTTGCGCAAGAAATCGCTAGATTGGGATTTGAAGCAGTAGAAAATGGTTCAAACCCAATGGAACTTAAAAAAGGTATCGAAGATGCGGTTAAAATAGTAGTTAAAGAATTGGGTAATCAATCGATTATAATTGGTTCTGATAAAGATAAGATTAAACAGATTGCTACAATATCTGCAAACAATGATAATGTTATTGGTGAATTAATCGCTGGTGCATTTGAAAAGGTTGGTAAAGATGGTGTTATTACTGTTGAAGAGGGTAATGGTATTGAAACTTATATGGAGTTAGTAGAGGGAATGCAATTTGATAAAGGATATGTATCACCTCATTTTGTAACCAATCCTGAAAAAATGATGGCTACTTATGATAATCCATATATCTTATTGTATGATGGTACTTTATCATCTATGAATGATATTCTTCCTATATTGGAAGGAGTATCGCAAGAAAGTAGACCACTTATTATTATTGCTGATGATTTGGCAGGAGAAGTTTTAGGAACTTTGGTTGTTAATAAGATGAGAGGTAATCTTCAAGTATGTGGAGTTAAGGCACCTGGTTTTGGTGATAGGAAAAAAGAAATGATGAATGATATTGCAGTACTAACTGGAGGTCAGTTTGTTTCTTCTGAAGTTGGTGTTACGTTGGATAATATTACATTAGGTGAATTGGGTAGTTGTGAAAAGATTACTATTGGTAAAGATACAACTACAATTGTAAATGGTGGAGGTGATTCTGATGGAATCATAGAAAGGATTACTCATATCAAATCAGCTATTGAAAGTTCAACTTCAGATTACGATAAAGAAAAACTTCAAGAAAGATTAGCTAAACTAAGTGGTGGAGTTGCACGATTAAATATCGGTGCTGGTTCTGAGGTTGAACTCAAAGAAAAGAAAGATAGAGTAGATGATGCACTTCATGCAACTAGAGCAGCAATTGAAGAAGGTATTGTTGAAGGTGGTGGTATTGCATTACTTAAAATCCAAGATAGTTTTGGTACTCCATCAGGTGAAGAATCAGAATCATATCTAAAAGGAGTTGATATTATTAATAGTACATTAGCATCACCGCTTTCTCAGATTCTAAATAACTGTGGAGTTGGTGTAAAAGATGATATCGTAACCTACATTAAAGAAAATGGTGGTGGATACGATGCTAAGAATGAACAATTCGTAGATATGTTTGAATCTGGTATTGTTGACCCTAAGAAAGTAACGAGATGTGCTATTGAAAACGCAGCATCTATTGCAGGAATGATTTTAACTACCGAATGTATGGTAGTTAATAAACCAAAGGAGGAAGTAGTAAATGGCTAATTCAATGTATACATGGGTTCAAGTAGAGAATCTAAATAGTGGTTCTAAAAAAGAACTACTAAAATTATTATCACCCGAAAGTGGTTCTTATCAATTAGATGCAACACAATTTTCAGAAAGATATTTTGAAGGAAGTGAACCATCGGAATCATATGATAAGTATTCTTTTCGAATTGATGAGTATGGAGCTAAGTGGTGGTATATAAATGATTGTTATGATAACGGAGATGATATAGAATTCAATATAGAAAGTGCATGGTCTGTACCACAATCTTTACTTGAAAAACTGAGAAATTGGTTAGTTGCAAAAAATGAAAATGTTATTCTGAGAGGAACATACGAAGATGAATCATTTAATCCAACTGGTGCATTTATATACGCTAAGGATTATGATGATATTGAGGATACAGATATAGATGCAGACTCAATAGATTGGGATAAGATGTATGAAGATGATGAATACAGAGATGTGCTAGACCAGAAACGATTCGATTTAGCAGATAGCTTATTTGAATCATATCAAGAAACACTAAAAGAAAATAAAAATGGCTAAAATTATAGGAATGAATGGTGGAGGAAAAAACACACCACCAAAAGGACCAGGCGGACCACAACAACCAAAGATAGATTTATCTAAAGCAAAGGAAATGAAATGTACCAATTGTGGAGGTACAATATTCATACCTGGTCAGAAATTCTTAACCATATCAAAGATTATAACAGGCACACCGCAAGATGCTATTATTCCTGTTGAAATTTGGTTATGTGGGGATTGTGGAGAAGTAAACGAACAATTATTACCAAAAGAATTTCAAACTAAAAAATAAAATGGCTAAATCATTATTCGACCATATAAAGGCAATAACAAACGAACAGAATCCAAATTATTTTGATACGTTGGAAGATTCTGATTTAAAGAGTTGGTCTAATTATATGATTCATAGATTTCTATCAATGAATTCAGATTGGATTGATTTAATAGCTGAACTACAACCATATACACAAGCGTTAGAACCAAAAGCATTATACTTAGCATACATTGGTATTCTACCAAAGGGTAGACATTATTTAAGATATGTTAAAGGTAAGAAAGACCAGAAATATGAAGATTGGTTATTGGATTTACTAACTGTGGAATATGAGTGTTCCAAAAGACAAGCTACCGAATACTTAGAGATACTTTATGCAACTCGAGAAGGAAGAGAGCAGATAAAATATATTTGTGAGAAATATGGTACAGATAAAAAGCAAATAACAAAATTAAAATTAAAGGTATAAATCCTTGTATATATCAAATATATTTCGTATATTTGGTAAAATAAAAGTTATAAATGGGAGAACAGGACAATTTATCCAAATTTGGTAATTCATTCCAATCTAAGGTAATATCAGCTTTATTAACAGATGAAAAGTTTTTAGATAAACTTCAAGAAGTAATATCACCTAAGTTTTTTGAATCGGATGCAAACAAATGGATAGTTGATGAAATTATTGATTATCACGATGAATATAGGAAAGCACCATCAATGGATGTTTTCAAACATAAGTTAGCTACGTTAGATAATGATATTCTTAAAACTACAGTTGTTGAACAACTTAGACACGTTTATACTCAGATTGGTAATGTAGATTTAGATTATATCAAAAAAGAATTCACATCTTTTTGTAGAAATCAAAATTTAAAAGGAGTAATTTTACAATCAGTTGATTTACTAAAAGCAGGAAACTTTGATAGAATCAAAGATTTAGTAGATAAAGCTATGAAGGTTGGTACTGAAACCGATTTAGGACATGATTATAAGGATGATTTCATATCTCGTATGGAAGATGTTAAACGTTCAACAGTTCCTTCAGATTGGTCACCTATAAATGATTTAATGGATGGGGGATTAGGACCAGGTGAATTAGGAGTTGTAGTAGCACCATCGGGTGTTGGTAAAACTTGGATTCTAACTGCTTTAGGAGCATCTGCGGTAAGACAGGGGTTAAGTGTGGTTCACTACTCAATGGAGCTATCTGAACACTATGTAGGAGCAAGATACGATACAGTATTCTCAAAGATACCATCATCTGATATAAAAGAGAAGAGAGATATAGTAGAAGAAAAAATTAGAGGATTAAAAGGTAACTTAATGATTAAGTACTTTCCACCTAAAGGGGTATCCTCAAAAAAGATTGCGCAACACATTGATAAGATGATAGCTAATGATAACAAACCAGATTTAATTATATGTGATTATGCTGATTTATTATTATCACATTCAAATAAAACAGATTCGACATATGCAGAGCAAGGTGGTGTTTACATTGACTTGAGAGGTTTAAGTGGTGAATATGGTATACCTGTTTGGACAGCATCACAAACAAATCGTTCAGCAATAGATTCTGAAGTGATTGAAGCAGATAAGATTTCTGATTCATACGCTAAGGTAATGAACGCAGATTTCATTATGAGTTGGAGTAGAAAAGCAAAAGATAAATTGAACAATACTGCTAGAGCTCATATTATGAAAAATAGATTCGGACCAGATGGAATTACATTCCCTTGTAAGATGGATACTAATACAGGTTTTATAGAAGTTTATGATGGACAATCATCTGAAGGTATGTTATCAACTAAGGAATCAGCTAGTGGTGAAAATCAAAGAAAACAATTGTTGCACAAAAAATATGTGGAAAATATGGGCTTTTCGAAGTCTACCACAAATCAAGAGAGTATGGGATTTTAAAATACTCTTAAAAAAAGTGTATGTATTCGGATTTTTTTTCTAATATATACTATAGTTATATTCACCGAATACATATTTTCGGTATAATTTAAATTAATAAAAAAAGAAAAATTTTATGGCAAATTCACAAGAACTATTCGAACAAATTAAAGAGTTATATACTCAATTCGAAGCAGAACACAATGGAACAACAAAAGCAGCTAAATCAAGAGCTAGAAAAGCAATTGGTGAAGTTAAGAAACTTGTAACAGATTACAGAAAAGCATCAGTAGAAGAAAATAAATAATAATTAAAGTTATATAAAAAAATGAGCAAACTATTTAAAGA